TACCCCCTGCGGGATCTGCTGCACCTCGCCGGTGCGCGTGTTGGTATAGGCCACCGTCGGCACCTTGGGCGAATCGCTCACCTCCAGTCCGCGCCGCGCCATATCGCGCCCCGACATCTGGATCACCCGACACTTGCAGCCGAATTCCTTGACCGGCATGTGAGATTGCCAGAACGGATCGTCCACCGGCAGCACCATGCCGTCCCAGGCTGCATGCTGGAGGCGGGGGTTCTCGCTGTTGTTGCCGTCGTATTGCAGATAAGGAAAGGTCTGCTTGCTCGCCTGGATGCGCTCCCACCGGCCCTCGCTGTGCGCTGTGCGCAGGTTGGTGTCGTAGATCGTCTTGAGGCGGCGCGGGCTGCCGAGCTGCACGTTCTTCAGCTCGCCGGTGAGCGGGTCTTTCATGTCCGCGCGACCCCACCAGCCTTTCTGTGCCAGCGTCGGTTCCAGTGTCTTGCGGAAGTCGGCGAACGTGGTGCCGTTGGCCAGCGCAACATCCACAGCCGCACGGATATCACGCAGGATGTCGAGCTGCATCGCCTTGGCCACGGTGAACGCAGCCTGGTGTTCCTGCTGCCAGACGTCGCGCCAGTCGAAGCCGATCTTGTAACCCTTCTGCCTGAAGAAGGCGATCGCCTCTTCGGGCGGCAAGGCTTCGAGCTTAATCTGCGGCATTGACCTTGCCCCAGATCCGCGCAGCGAACTGTCCCTGCGCCAGCGCCTCGGCCAGCACGGCGGCATCCATGCCCTGGATCAGATCAGGCAGACGCGCCTGGAATTCCTCGAAGCTGGCCGCTTCTGCAGCCAGCGCCACGATGGGCGCGATCAACGGATCGGTGACGCGCTCCCAGTCGCCGGCCAGATCTTCGGCGAGGGCGTCTAGTTCGTCTGTCTGGCCGTTGCTTTTGAGTAAATTGCCAGGGACGCGGCGATCACTTTCCGCGAACTCAGCACCACCAACCTGCCCAGGCGGTGTGCCGGGCGGCGTCTCCAGCCACTCCCCGCCATACGTGTCCTGGATGTACTTCAGCGTTGGCTTGAAGCCCATCTTGCAGATCTTCTCGTCACGCTCGGCTGTGGTGTTCGAGTCCTCTTCGTCCTCGCACTTGCGCCACACCTGTGGCAGCGCTGCGCCTGGGAAATTCCACTCCACCAGCCACTTCACGATGGTGGCGTTAAAACTCATACACACCAGATCCGCGTCGGCCTTGACGATGTCTGCGCGCACGTCGCCCTGCAGGTCATCATTGCCCAACTTGCCGGGCGAGCCTTGCGTGCTGGCGGTTTGGCCTAGTGTCACGCGGGCGATGGCTGCGTCCATGCGATCGTAGAGCGCGGTGTAGTCTGCCGTGCCGCCGCGTGTAGCCTCAAGCAGCTCGGCCTCCATACCTTGCGGGAAGATGATGGCGCTGTCGGTCTGGATAGAGCCAAGTGCCTCCAGCAGCTTGTTCTGATCAGCTTCTATTGTGCCCGCAGGATACTTGCCGACAGCGGTTGGGCTGCCGAACTTCTCCAGGAACACCAGCCAGAATTTGATGCCGGAGCGCTTGAAGAACACCGGCCAGTAGAGCCAGTGCGCCAAGCCGAGGCCGTAAGGCTCGTCGTCGTGATCGCTTCCGGTGGCAAAGTGCCAGAACTTCTTCTCCGGCAGCTTCTCTCCCATCGGGTTGGTGGAAGTGCGCAGGCGCAGCGACATATCCGGCGCAAAGCCGAAGCGGCGGCGATCGCGCACCTTGATGCCGCCACGGCTGGCGTCCAGCACGATCTTGCCGTCCTCCACCGCATAGAGCGGCTCGGCCACGGCATAGCCGTAGAACACGCCGTAGAGCATCTTCTCGGTGATATCGTCGAAGCGGATATTGTTGATCTGCTTTTCGATGAATTCCGCAGCCAGCTTGTCGATGCGCTTGTCGCCGCCGGGCTTCACTTCCCACGGCCGCGAGATCACAGCCCGCGCGCGCTGGCCGAAGCACGCCTTCACCTGGTCATCGCGCAGCACTTCCTGGTAGATCGCCAAGTCGCCGTTGCCCTTGAGCGCCAGCAGCCGGTCGGTGGACGGCAGCAGCGGCAGGCCATCCACAAAACCACGCGTGATGTCGCGCCCGTCTCTGGTGGTGGCAATCTCGTCTTTCTGGTCCTTCTTTAACGTGCTCATGATCTACCTCACATGAATCCGGACATGCCGCCAGATGCGGCGACACGTTGGCCGGACGATTGATATTCGATAGGCGCGACCTCGCGCTTCATCGCGTAATGCCCGAGGAACAGGCTGATCGCCGAGTCGCCGTGGCGCTGCAGCTTCTCGCCTTCGCCTGTCTGCGTCTTGGCCTTGCCAAGTTTGGGGATGCCGTCGATCACGCGCAGCGCACGCAGGTCGTCGCGCGTCTGGCTGTCCTTCGGAATGTCGTCCAGCGTTCCATCCTGCAATGCAGCCTTGAAGCGCGGCATGTTGGCCAGATAGAACGAATCACTCAGCATCACCTGCTCGATACGTGCCTGGCCGAACTTCTGCGCCGCACGCTCCGCCAGATACTGGCCGTTGCCGCGCGCATCGAACGCGGCAGAGCGGAAGCGCGGCAGGCGGCTGAGGATGTAGAAGACGATCTGCTCCTGCTGGCGGAAAGGGCAATTGCTCAGCTCGACTTGGCCGCGCACGCGGATGGTGAGGTCGCGGCCTTCTTCCATGATGTCCAGGGTGGTCAAGTCGCCGGTCCGCCCGAAGTCCTCGCCAAGCCCGTGCGCCAGATCCTTGTCGAGCTTGTCCAGGATGGGCTTGATGTGCTCTTCACACCACGCCGCCACCTCTGCCTCGCGCTCCCAGTCCGGCAGGTAAGCGAACTCCGATGTCCAGCGACCACGCACCAGCGGCGTGTCCGGGTTCATGCGCGCCTCGATCAGGCCCATCGTCAGATAGGCACCCGCCGATTGCGATGGCACCACGTCCAGCTCTTCGCTGGCATCCTCGCCGTAGAATGCATAGGCATCGGCCACCCACTGCGCCTCGCCCTCGGCCGTCCACTCGATACCGCGCCGCAGACACACGCGCTGATACAGCCCTTGCTCGACCGCTTCGCGGAAGGTGATGCGGTGCACGCTGCCCTTGCGCTTGCCCGCGCGCACTTCCTGGATCAGTTCGTTGAACGGGTTGTCCTGGCCGTCGTGGGTCGAGAAGATGCGCACCTTGTCGCCCCACAGCAGCATGGCCATCGCCGCCTTGAGCAGCGCGGCCAGATCGTTGTGGAACGCGGCCTCGTCGATCACGATCACGCCCTGCTTGCCGCGCAGGTTGGTGGGGCGCGAGCTGAGCGCCACGATGCGGCGGCCGGTGGCGGGGAAGTCGATCTTGTAGGTTTTGATCTCCTTGTCGCCGTCGACGAAGATGCCTTCCTCGATCTCCGAGGCGGCATAGTCGAACGCGCGCGCCCACATGGCGCAGGCTTCGATGTATTCCAGCGCCATGTCCTGCGTGGGGCCGATGTAGAACACGTTGGAGCTGAGTTCTTCCCGTGACGCGATCAGCACGTCGTCGGCCGCCTCGCCCCATGTCCAGCCGACGCGACGGGATTTCTCGCCGATCTTCAGCGGGCTTTCGTCGGCGATCCACCGCTGCTGATAGGGCAGTAAAGCGGGAGGCGGCGCGTCCTTGCGCGCCGCATCGCTGGGGATGGTGACCGGAACGGTTTTAACTTGGGATGCCAAGGATCTGGCTCCTGATCTCTTTGACCGCAGCGGCGGACAGGCCGCCCTTCTTGGCGATCTTCTCCACGGCAGCGGCGGCGGTCTCGGCCTTGGCGCGCACCTCGGTGGCCCATTGCTTCTGCTTTACGGTGGCATTGGAAAGACGCGCCACCATCAGGCCGATCTCTTTGAGCGAAGCGCCATCCTCCATCTTCAGCAGCGCGTCGAACGCCTTCTGCTGCACCATCTTGATCAGCGCATCGTTCATCGCGCCTTCATCGTCTGGCGATCCATCCGAGATCGCCTTGGCCTGCTCGGTGGCCAGTTTCACTGCGTGCAGACGGCGCTCGAACTCCTGCCCGTAGCGGTTGATGCTGGACTTGCCGATCACGAAGCCGCGCTCGGAAAGCTCCTGCTCCAGCCGCTCGTAGTCGGAGAAGTTGCCTTCCACCAGCGCACGATCCAGCCAAGTCTTGGTCTCGGCTGGCAGCTGCTTGATCTTTGAACGTGGTGGCATATCAGCCTGCCCAGTATTTGGTGGGCCGCGCGATGCCGGGATCGCAATCCACCGTGTACTCCGCCAGATCAGTTCCATAGCGCGTCAGGTCGGCGAACCAACGGCCGCCGGGCTGCTTGTCCAGTGTCACCAGCTCGCGATCGGACAAATAGTCCAGCACGCGGCGGACTTCCAGCGCTGTCGCATCCGGGAACATGCCTTGCACCGTCGCCAGCACCAGCTCCTCGAACGCACCCACCGGGCTGGCGTTGTGCAGCGTTAAGATAACAAGCCAGCGCATCGATTCACGGCGCACCTTCTCTTGATCGATCATTTTTTTGCCCCTTGTATCTGCACCACTTCAAGCTTGCTGTAAAGCGCGTCCAGCTTTGATTCGATCACTGTCTGGCCGCGTATGTAATCCTCGCGCCGGACGTAATGCACCGGCAGTTCCGCCTTCCAATTCAGGAAGTCCGTCTCGATCTTGCGCAGCTGATCAGACACTTTCGCGTCTTCGACGGCGCGCTTGCTCAAATCGCTCTGGATCACCGTGAAGCGCTGGTCCAGCAGCGCCTTGAACTGCTTAACCAGCAGCGTGCCGAACATCCAGACCAGCGCGGCGAACACACCGACCAACGAGGCCAGCGCCATCAACAACTCCCACAGATCAATTTGAACTTGCATGTCTGCCTTCCATGTATTCCTGCCATTCCTGGCACTCGATGCAAAGCTGCACGCCCGGTACCGCGCGGCGCCGCGCATCCGGTATGCGCTG